AAGCTCTCGAAGACGAGCAGCGGGAACTTCTCCTTCTGGAGGTTACTCTGAGCCACAATCTTATCAGCCAGTTCTGTGTCGTATTGCTCCGCATCAATCTTCTGGTTCAGGACGTATGCGTTAGTCTTGCACGGGATCAGCAGATGCCAGTGATGACTGGCGTCCCGGTTAAATCCTTTCCAACTGTCCAATACCCACTGGATCTCATCGTGGTTGTATCCGTCGGAAATATAGACCGAAACCACCGCACGCATTCCGCGAAAGACCTCGATGTCTTTCTCAGTCCCGATAGCCCACATCTTAGCCCCTCGCCTCAACATAACGTCCCAAAGTTGCATACCTGCTACTGCTTAACAACCAATTGCCGGGCGGGGGTGTCTTTGAACTTCGGCCCTTCGAAGGGAACCGGCGGGGGGAGCACTTTGCAAGAGACACCGAATATAACTTTTTCAGGAATTGACGCATGAGCGCTATCAGCCTCGACCTCGCCAAGGCCCACATGAAGATCGACGGAAGCGCCGAAGATGAGCTGATCACGCTCTACATCGACGGCGCGGAAGCATGGATCGCGAACTACATCGGCAAGCCCGTCGCCGACTTTGAACCCGTTCCGGCAGATTTGAAGATCGCGATTTTGAAGCTTGTCGCCTTCAATTATGAAGTGCGCAGCCTCGCCACCTATGGCCTTTCCGTCGATATGGCACCGCAGGGCGTCCATTCGATCCTCGATAACTACCGTGAAAGGTGGTTCGGCGATGGCGAATAGGAGCGGCAACGGCCTCACTGAGACCATGGCAGCGTTCGACCGGATCGCCCGCGCGCCGCGTGAGGCCGTGATTCCGGCCCTCATGAAGTCCGGCCATGAGCTTGCGGCAGCGCAGAAGACGCTTGCCGAAACGTCCCGCGATACCGGCGCGCTTATCGACAGCATCGAAGTCACCGCGCCGGGCAAGCATACCCCGCCTTACAGTCAGCCGGGTGGTTTCCGCGTTGCCGGTGAAACTGAAGTTCTTGTGACCGCTGGAAACAGTGACGTGCGCTATCCGCACCTTGTCGAATACGGCACGGCGAACGCGGAAGCCCAGCCCTTTTTCTGGCCCGCCCTTCGCCTTCTCCGCAAGCGCCTTCAGAACCGCATCAACCGCGCCGCGAAGAAGGCCGTGAAAGACGCTTGGAATGATTGAACCGACGCTTGCCCTTCAGACCGCAATCCGCACCGCGCTTGTCGCCGATCCGGCAGTGAGCGCCCTTGTTCCGGCTGACCATATCCGTTCGGGCGCAACCCGGCCCGACAAGACGCCCTGCATCATCATGAGCGACGGCAACACCGCGAACGGTGGTCACGACTACAGCAGCCAGCGCACGGCGTGGGTCTATCTCGACCTTCATATTTGGAAGCTGGACGCCGGACAGGAGGCAGCGAAAGAAATCGCTGGCGTAGTCACCGCAGCGCTCGATAAGCCCCTTAATTTTGAGGGGTGCGAGTGTGATCATTTCCGCGTCACCGGTTCGAAGTTCCCGCGCGATCCTGACCCCGCCTATGGTCACGGCGTCCTGTCCGTCGAAGCCTTCATTCGGTGGATTGTCTGATGCTCAATATCGGAAACATGGATCGCCGCATCACCGTCGAACGCGAGACGGAAACCGTCATGCCGTCCGGCAGTGTCGTGAAGGCGTGGGCGCCCGTCGCGACCGTATGGGCCGAAGTCCTTCAGCAGACGGCAAGCGAATTCTTCACCGGCTACGGCGAGGCAGAGACCGGCACCGTGATCTTCCGTGTCCGGTATCGCCCTGGCATCACGACCGCCGACCGCGTGGATTATGACGGCACGGCCTACGGCATCAAGGAAATCAAGGAACTTGGCAGGCGCGATGCGCTTGAGCTTCGCGGCGAGGTCTTGAAGTGACGCACCTTCGCGGCGTGAAGCCGCCCGTCGAACGCGACAGCAACGCACTGGCGAAGGCACCGGCAGCACCGAAGCAGCTTTCCGCCTATGCGCGCACTGAGTGGAAGCGGATCATGCCCGGCCTCATTGAACGCGGTATTATCACGCGCGGCGATCTTGGCGGGGTGGAAGACTATTGCCGCGCCCGTGGTCTTGTCCGTGAGATTGAAGACACCCTTCGCGCATCCGGCGAAATCGACCTTAGGCTTTGCCGCCTTCAGGACAAGGCTATGCAGACGGCCCGGCAGCTTGCCGCTGAATACGGGCTTTCGCCGGTATCGCGCGCCCGTGTCGGTAGCGCGGCAGGCGAAGACGATGATGAACCGAACGCCATGAATATCGGCAGGAATCGCGCCCGTGCCTAAGAGCGCGTTCCCGCACTGGATTGATGACGGCAGCGCCATCGCCGACCCGCTCGGCTACGGACAGGATGCCGTCGATTTCATCCGGGCGCTGAAGCATCCGGCAAGCACGGCACCGAAGGGCCGCTTCCAGCTCTACGATTTTCAAGAGCGCATGACCCGGCGCATCTATGGGCCGCGCAACCCGGACGGAAGCCGGATCGTCCGGACTGTCTTCCTAATGCTGCCGCGTGGCAACCGTAAGACCAGCATCGCGGCAGCATGGGCGCTTCTCCATACCATCGGCCCGGAAGCGCGCCCGGCTGGACAGGCGATCTTTGCCGCGTCCGACCGCGAACAGGCTGGCATCGGTTTCAAGGAAGCCGCGAACATCGTGCGTGAGGATCGCCGCATCGTGGCCGCGACCCGCATCTATGACGCCCATAACTCTGCGAAGAAGATCATGGCGCGCCCGAACAAGGCGGAATTGCTCGCCGTATCGAGCGATGGCGCTGCCCAGCACGGCAAGACGCCTTCCTTCGTCCTTGTCGATGAAATCCATGCTTGGAAGGGCCGCGACCTTTGGGAAGCGCTCAAGTCCGGCATGGCGAAGGTTCCCGACACCCTCATGATCATCGCCACGACCGCAGGCCGTGCGCAGGAAAATATCGGGTTCGAGATTTACGACTACGCCCGGAAGGTCGCGACCGGCGAAATTGACGACCCGTCGTTTCTGCCGATCATTTTTGAGGCCGAACCCGGCGACGATTGGCGTAATGAAGCCGTTTGGCACAAGGTCAATCCCGGCCTTGCCCATGGCTTCCCCGATCTTGGCGGTTTGCGCACGATGGCGCGCGAGGCCGAACACCGGCCCGCCGAACGGTTCGCATTCCAGCAGTTCCACCTGAACATTTGGCAGGCCTCGTCGCGCGATCCGCTGTTCGATATGGCTGTTTATGATGCGGGCCGTGATCCGAACTTCGACCTCGCCGACCTTGAGGGCTTGCCGTGCTGGCTTGGCGTTGACCTTTCCCGTTCCGGCGATCTCACGGCCATCGTCGGCGCATGGCGTCACAATGATAGCCGCATCACCGTTCACCCGTGGTTCTTCCTGCCGTCCGAAGGTCTGGAGGACAAGGGGAAGCGCGAACAGGTTCCCTACACAAGGTGGCGCGATGAAGGACTGTTGAACGTCATCGACGGCCCCGTGATCGAACCGGATGTGATCGCCGACAAGATCATTGACCTTTGCGGCACCTACGATGTGCGCGAAGTCATCTTCGACCCTTCGCTTGCCGGGCCGCTCATGGGCAAGCTCATCGATCACGGCATCAACGTGCTTCAGGTTCCGCAGACGGCGAAGCACATGCACGGCCCGATTTGCGACCTTGAGCGTGTGGTGAACGGTCGCCGCATCCGGCACAGCGCGCACCCGATCCTTCGCAACCACTTCGAAAGCGTCGTGGTGAAGCGTGCGACGAGTGCCAGCGAATTGACCACGATGCACAAGGGCACCCGCCATTCGAACCACATCGACGGTGCAATTGCGTCGGCGTTGTCCGTCTTCCGGGCAGCGGCAAACGACAATCAGCCCGCCCTTCATGAACTTGACCCCGACGATTACGCCGCCCGCATGGACGCCATGTGGGACGAAGCAGCATAGGAACAGCCCAAATGGATGACACTCAGCGCCTTGTCGTGAGCCTTGAGGCCCGAATGACGAAGTATGAACGGGACATGGCGCGCGCAAAGAACGCCACGAACGACAACTTCAAGAAGATGGAAGGCCGCGCCCGGCAGTCTGCCCGCAATATGGAAAAGACGATGGGCAAGGCGTCCGCGTCCATCGGCGAGAAGCTTCAGGGCATGTTCGCCCCGCTCATGAAGGGCGGCGCGGTTGTCGCTGGCGTCGGTGGCGCTGCCATTGCCCTCAAGCAGATTGCCGACAGCATCGCCGAAGTGGACCGTGAGGCCCGCAAGGCTGGCGTGTCTTCCAAGGTATGGCAGCAGTGGACCTACGTCGCGACCGGCACCGGAATGAGCATCGACGGCGTGACGGACGCCCTCAAGGAACTGAATATTCGTGGTGATGAATTTGCCAAGACTGGCAAGGGCAGCGCGGAAGAGGCATTCCAGCGGCTGGGCTATTCCGCGTCCGACGTTGCGCAGAAGTTGAAAGACCCCAGCCGGTTCCTTGATGAGATTATCGGTAAGCTTCAGGCACTGGACGCGGCAGCACAGACCCGGATCCTTGATGAGGTATTCGGCGGAACGGGCGCGGAACAGATGGCGAAGGTTCTCGGCATGTCCGTCGCCGAAATCCAGAAGATGCGCAGCGAGGCCGCGACCTTCACCGATGAACAGATCGAAGCGGCGCAGAAGATCGATCGCGAGTTCTCGACCATGTGGCGCAACTTCATGGTTTACGCCAAGCAGGCGGCAGTCGAAGGCGTCAACGTCGCGTCGAAGATCATCGGTTATATCAATGATCCTTCAGGCGGCGCGCTCGACCGTGCCGTTGCCGCTCACAATTCCCCGGAAGCCCAGCTTAAACGGCTTGAGGAACAGCGGGCGAAGATCGTCCGGCAGATTGCAGACACCGAAGCGAACCCGTTCAATGTCCTGAAGGAGGCAGAGCTTCGCCAGCTTAACGCGGCCCTGTCTGCCATTGACGACCAGATTCATGACGTGACGGGCGGCAGCGACGAGTTCAAGCAGGCGCTGAAGGAACTCTCCGCCGCGAGCAACAGCCTGTCCGGCGCGTTCGGTGGCAACGTCGCGGCAGCGGCGAACTTCAAGAGTGCGCTCATCGAACTGAAGAACCTTGTGCCGGAACTGAAGGCCGAACTCGACACCCTCGCCACGACGGACGGCATCGACCCGGCCTATAACAAGGCCGTCCAGAACGCCCGGACCATGGGCGAAGTCATGAGCGCGACCGATCTCGCCAACCGCGCCAAGAGCATCGCCCGGTTCGGCAGGCACGATAACATCCTTGACCTTATCGCCAGCGTCGAAAGCGGCGGGGACTATAACGCGACCCTCGACAATGGCCGCTGGACGGGCGGTGCGCAGAACCTCACCGGCATGACGCTCAATCAGGTTCGCGACCTTCAGCGGCAGATGCTCGCCGACCCGGCGAACCGCGCCCTCTATGGTGACGGCAAGGGTTCATCGGCGCTTGGCCGCTATCAGATCACGGGCCGGACGCTTGAAGGGCTGATGAAGCAGCTTGGCCTGTCCGGTGATCGCATGTTCGATGAGGACACCCAGGACGAGCTTGCCCGCGCGCTTCTTCGTCGTCGTGGCAATGACCCGGCTGGACTTCGCAACGAATGGGAGGGCTTGCGCCGCGTTGATGATAGCAGCATTCGCAACGCCTATAACGGAACGCCGACCGCAGCTCAGCCGCTTGCGCCGACCGACAGCGAACGCGAGCGCATCGAACTCATTCGCCAGCAGGATGCGGCCCGCAAGAGTCTGAATCAGTCGGTGCAGGAAGGTTTGGACCTTGCCCGCTTCGAACAGTCGATTTCGGGCATGTCGGCTTCCCAGCAGCGTATTGAGCTTGCCGTATATCAGGCCCAACAGGAAGCCAAGCGCGCGGGCATCACGCTCACCGAACAGGAACTTGCCAAGATCCGCGAGAAGATCGCGCTCACGCAGCAGCTTGACGGAACCAATCAGCAGGTTGCCGCGTCGGCTGATGGCCTGAAGAATGCCCAGCAGTTCTTTGCCGATAGCTTCACGTCCTCATTGTCCGGCCTTCTCACGGGAACGCAGGACTTAAACGGCGCGGTTCGCGGCCTGATCAACAGCTTGATCGACGCAACCCTGCAGGCTGCACTTCTCGGCAAGGGACCGCTTGCGGGTTTGGGAGGCGTCGGCACCGGCATTTTCGGTGCATTGTTCGGCTTTAGCGACGGCGGCTATACCGGCGACGGTGGAAAGCATCAGGCCGCAGGCGTTGTGCATCGTGGCGAATATGTGATGTCGAAGAAGGCAACCAGCCGGATCGGCATCGGCAATCTTGAGGCGCTGCACAATGGCGCGCTTGGCGGGTTCGCGGAAGGTGGCTATGTCAGCAGCGCGCCGTCCATCCGCAGGCCGGACCTGAAGGCCGCGAACAGCAATTCGCCGAACGTCGTTACCATCTCACCGAACATCACCCTCAATGCCAGCGGTGGCGAGCCTTCGCAGAATGCCGACCTTGCCGCCCGCGTCGGCAAGCAGGTCGAACAGCAGATGCGGGGCATGGTTGCTGATGAGCTTCGGCGTCAGTCACGGCCCGGTAACTTCGGCAACACCCGGAGCCGCTAGTTTGACTCATGGCGAGTCACTGGCGAGCTTTGTGCGCCAAGATGCATCATCACTCATACGGCACCCGGAACACCTCTCAGTGACTCGCTATGGCGGAAGCGCGGAACGATCCATGTCCGACCGGAGACATGTTCCGCGCCGGGAGCGAAGCGACTGGCCAGAACCCTCTCTCGGATCGGCGTCGGATATTTCCCGCCCGGACTCATTAACGAATAACCGGGAGCATGTTCTTGTGTTGAAAGATACCTTCCGGGAGTTCGTTTAATCACTCGCGCCGGTAGGCGCGGGCAAGGCCGAAGGCCGCGCGGGGAGCCGCGAAGCGGCGAGTGATTGACTAGCGCTTCAGTACCGCATTCATTTTCCGGGGACGTTTTCTGGGTATGTTATATCTACTTAATATGTATCTATACACATACTATAGGAGAAAATGTCCCCGGAAAGCGCCTTGATGGGCGCGAGAAAATGTCCCCGGATACTCGCCTTAAAATCGACACAATAATACTCCAATATTGGTATATGCAAAATTGGAGACCTACCTTTGAACAAGCCTGATTCCCTTCGCCTGTCGCATCGCCGGTTGGCACAGATCAACTCCATTGCCGACGCCCTTGGCGTGTCCGCAACCGAAGCCATCGCTTATATGATCCGCAAGGAAGTGGCCGCTGGCACGATCCCTGCGGACATTCCCGGCTTCGTCGTCAGCAGCGCGAACGGCAGCGTAGCGATCAGCATCGATGACGCTGATCCGGCTGCACTGTCAGTGGATGCCGCCCGCGCACTTGCTGGAAGCATTCGCGGCACTGTGGCCGGAGAAGCGAGCCAGTTCAGCGTTAAGGACGGTTATAGCTTCATCCGCATTGGTCGCGGGTTCAAGTTGCGTGTGCCGCTGAGTGGAGAGGAAGTCGCCATGACGGGCGACCTGGCAATTGATCTTGCTGACCAGATTGAAAGGGCAGTGGCGTAACAGAAAAAGCCCCGGCGAGTGCTTAGAGCGCCGGGGCTTTTGATACAATCGCCTCTGATGATTGTTCACTATGGATAGAAAAAATAACTTACATAGTCAACGTGATATTGACGATAAAACCGGCGCTGCGGAACCAGTTGTCCGGCGTATGCCTAAAGGGCTTAAGGCCCTCGTTACCGACACCGTGGCGCGCTTGAAGGATGAAGCCTACCGGAATGGAAGGACGGCGACAGCCTACAAGAAGCAGCAGCGGGCAGACTACGCAGAAATGATCTTGGCGACCGAGGGCCGCGACGTGCGCGGCTACAAGCACCATAAGACCGAGGAAGAGCGCAAGATGGCTCGGCGGAAGCAGAAGGCCGCTTCGAAGGCGAAGCGCAGTCTTGCCCAGGTTGAACGCGAGAAGGAAGCCGACAAGTTGCGGAAGCGGGGCAGCGTTGAAGGCGAGCGTGAGGCCGCGAAGCAGACATTGGAAGCCGCGCCGGACTACGGCAAGTTCTGAGGTCACGCACAATCGAACGCACTTGCCCGACCATCCCGCTATAACTCAATTATCAGCCGATTGTGTTTGGTCATGCAGTCGGTTGCCTGTGTAAAAACGCCAGTCGCACCGGCTTCCATCTAGTGCGACCGGCACCCCGAAAGCCCCTCACGTTCTCGTCGGCGTGAGGGGCTTTTTATCTCTGGACACTAAGTAAGCACTAACTTCAAGTTATTGATCTAGTTATCTAATTCGACCTTCACCCTCTTGCCAAAGCGCCCGAATTGAATCAGACATGTTCCTGCCCAATCACGGGCTGGAGACATGAACATGACATCTTCCATCTACTTCCACGCCGACACCTATCATTCAGCCCTCGATAAGCTTGAAGCACTTGTCCGGGGGTTTGATCCCGCAGCGCCCGACATGGTGCGCACCGACCTCATACAGGTTCTCGGCGAAGAGCTTGGCGTTTGGCCGATGAGCATCTTCGAACGCACCGTCGCCGCCGTAATCACGGTTTCGCAGGCGATGTGATATTTCGTGATCGACAATCGATGCAGTCGCTCAGACCGAACTGAGAGCGGCGGTGCAAAATTAGTCCACGGTAGCGGCGGGATTGTCCCGCTTCGGGCGGCGTAAAACCCGGCCACCTATTTTCCTTCTGCGACGAGAG